TATCACATTCGTCTTTGAAATGCTGCTGAGTCAGGGTGGCATCCTCACAATGCAACCCCGACTCATTTGACGCAGCATCTAAGTCGTAGTTATAAGGTGTTCGTAAAAAAATAGCTTTTTTCATTTTTTTCCTTTGAATTTGTAATACTGGTTTTTAACGTAGTTCTCAACCCTAGATGGGGTTGGAGCATACTTTTTAATGTCCCGATACCAGTAGGGATCTACTGACGGGGCTATATTTTCTTTAATATTTGTAGTTTCGGCACCAACTTTTCCAGTTGCTGCCGTTGTATATCTTTCGGTAGCACGAAGATTTATTATTTCTTGTTGTAATTTATTCAGTTGTACTTCTAAATTACGTTGTGTTTGTGCGTTTAGTTTTGTATTTTCCAAAACATAACCTATATCGGCAGCAGTTTTTATTGTGTCTGCCTCTGTTTTTAACGTTGTAGCAGTGGTTCCCACTGTAGTAGCTTTTTTTAAATCAATGTCAGCTTCGTTCATTGATAATGATTGAGCTCCTGCCAATGCAGATCCTATTGAATTTCCTATCTTTGCGGTGGACACCTGCCCCATTGCTCCTGTTGGGGTGCCCGCTCCACCTTGTGTATAAGCAAGCATTGGATTTAATCCAGATTTTTTCATGTCTTCCACTGCAGTTTGATACTGCGTACTACGCATACGCTCTTGGAAGTCCATTTGCTTAGCAGCTTGCTCTGCGCTTGCAGCATTAGCTGCATTTGCTATTTGGATATTTGCTTGATTTGTACCTTGTTGACCGACGAAGCCTAAAGCTCCGCCGATCCCTTTCATTATGTCTGCGCCTGAAAAAAATGACATTTTTTAGAAATGGTCGATCAAGCCAGGTACAGAGTACATTGGCATTGGTCGTGCTTTCTTAACATCAAAGAAAGAATCAAAGATGAATTGCTGCCCATTGGCAGATGCACCTACCGCCAGTGTTCTAGATACTGGTGGTGTGTCTTGAATGAACGTAGTATTCAATGTTGGAACGGCCGTAAATTTTTGGGCAAGATGCCAGGCATCTATTGTACCGCTTGCAGTTGATCTAAATAAACTGCTAATACGTGAAGGATAATACCGGTATTCTGCCCAACGTTCCTGATAGCCGAATACATCGGCATCGGTTGTGTCGCCTGTTACATATATTTCCTTGTTTAATACTGCTTGTTCGCCTAATGTGGCGAAAGCTGGGAAATAAAAGTCGTAACGTGTAGATCTGCTCCACATTCTTTGTAGACCTTGCTGGTATGTAAGGTCTGCTCTTACGGCTACTATACCAAGGATAACGCCGTGTTCAACGAATGATTGAGTAAAGCCATGATTATGAGCGAGCCCAGTGCCCATACTAGCAAGTGTACCCAAAGGTGTTGTTGTGCCACTTGCATTAGTTCCACTAGTTTGGGCAATTGGATTGATGTTGATACTAGTTGTACCACCACCCAAATACTCAGGGCGCTGTAAACGAGCGTCAGGGCTAATAACGCCAAAATGAGACCTAATAATTTCAGTGTATCGAGTGCCTCCACGAGCGTCCCTCTCAAGTAATTTTTGTATTTGAAATGATTGGCGTAATTGATTTATAGTTGCTGCAGTTGCTTGTGATAAGTCAGCAAATAAAGCGTAGCTATTTGCTACAACTGCACCTTGTAATACTTGTGTGTAATTAGCTCCGTCATTACCCAAGTTTTTTACAACTCCGTTGCTATCTACTACCGTTGGATATTTTACGGCTCCGCCGTTTGGTGCGCCAAAAGCTATTGGCGCACTTGTACCCAAAGGTAATGTTACTGCGTTTCCTTTTTGTGGCCATGGTAAAGCTGATGTGAAATAATCTTTACGTTTGCCACGACGTAGTAATGTGTAATTTGTTACTGTATCCGGGCCATCGCCCTTATCTACTACTACTGAATTTTGAAGGTTTTCGTCTCGAAACCATTCGTTATATATAAGATTGTAAGCACGTGGCCAAAAGGCACAGTGACTTACTGTTTTTGTTGCAGTTACTTGCCCTACCGTTGGTAATCCCATGTAGTCCTGCAATGAGCCAATAGCATAGCCATTGGCGGGTGACACCTGTTGTGGGATTACGTATGATATTGAATCGGCTGGATTCGTTTGCTGCCCCATGAATTTTTGCCAATTGTCCCAAATAAGTCTATTTGGTACAAAGAAGAAGAATGATTCAAGGTGCATATTGTCCATTATTGGATATAATGGTGTTGACAGACGGGCAAATGCCGTCATGTTTAAATTAAATGTGTCCCCTGGTAGTACTTCGTCTACGTATACGGGGACTAAGTAGCCCGCATCAAATGTAGTTTTATGTGTACTTTGACAGTCAAATTTTGATCGCGGAATATCCGCTTTTGGAATCATTGTGAACTGATGTACGTTTACTGATTGATTGCGGTGCATTTTTTTTCCTTTGTTGTTCCGTCAGAAAAGATAAATCCTTTTCTAGACGGTTGTTTTTTTATGAGGTAATTTTTACCTGTTTTCCCAGACTTAATAATTTTGGTTGTTCATATAATGTAAACAACCCAGTGTTATCGTCAAACTCGCCAAACTCGTATAGATCGAAATCGTCTGGGTGATTGTGTAGTTGGTTTTCTGCATCAGGGCGATTGATTTCATCGCTAAATGATCTGATTGCTACACCTATTGAAGGTACAAACATTGGTCGACCGTAAGCATCAGCTGCCCGGTCTTTTACTGAACATAGTACTAGTTTCATGAGGTTTCCTAAGTGAGGGTTCGTTTAAGTTGTTGAAGCTTCGCTTGTTGGACTATTTCTTTGACCTTTAGTCTTTCAAACGTATTGTCTTCGCTATTTAGTTTACCGTTTTTTTCCCTGTTGTAAAGTATTTCGTCAAATTCATATGGATTGTCCGTTTTATATTTTTTATCGTAAAACTTCGGGGGTTTTACTTTTTTTCCTTTTATTATAATGTAATCATGGGGATATACATCATTTTTGTATTTTTTGTACCAGTCATAGCCTATACCAGGCTTTAATGACATTTTGTTAAATTCGGGTTTACGTGTAGTTATTTCTCCTGTTTCTGAATCCGTTTGTGTGTAATGTTGTTTTGAGTTATGTCCTGTTACTTTCTTCATAATATATCGTGCAACGTATGCAGCTGATTCGAAGTTAACGTCTCCAATGCTGGAATAACCAAATGGCCACAGTAATTCAAGGTCTTGGGATCTATAAAGCATAGAACCAGAGGTAGACCTTCGCCATAGTTTTTTATCATGAAAATCGTGTCCGAAGATACATGCGTGATAGTGAGGTCTGCCGAAATTTTCGCCATACTCTCCAGCCATGTAATAGCGGATTCTATAGATTCCGAATTTTTTGCGAAGTCGCTTAATGAACAATTGAAAGTCTTTGTAATGTAAGCTGCCATCGCTTGGGAGATGTGTATTGTCATATGTGAGTGTTATGAAACAGTTGTTTTCGTGTAATTGGGCTTCATGCATACAACGCATAGCCCATTGGCGTGATCTCTCTAATCTGCAGCCAATACATTGGCCACAGGGTAAAGATAAGTTTTTAACGGTGTTATACCAACGTCTTTCATGAAAAACGATTGAACCGTCTGCGCATTGAAATGCGCTTATTGGATGATAGCAAGGCATGTGAGGTGCCTGGGGGTTTTATTAGAACCTCCAGCCTCCACGCTGGGGGCTTGATCGCATATTTGGCGATTTAGTTTTTTGACTTTGTTTTCGAAATGACCTAGCGGATTTCTTTTTATTTACTGATGATCTACGCATATACATATTTATCTCCTTTTGGGGTTGGTGTCACCTAGCACAGTTACATCTAGTAAGGTAACTGTGCTTGCGGTCTAATCGACCGCTTTTTCTAGTGGAACTTCAACGACTTGCGGCAGTTCCACTGGGTTTACGAGGCCAAGTTTTATTGCCTCGTCTTTATTATCAGAATTTTCTAAAAATTCGATAAGTTGAGCTGGATCGTTTGCGAACCTGGCTCTTAAATCGGCTGGCAGACGCATGAATTCGTCTTCTGCAGCGATTACTTGGTTTAGGGCTGAGTGGTAGTCACTGATACCAGTGAAATCGCCATAGCGGGGCGATAATGCACTTTCAGGTAGCAGCCCTGTTATGTTAAATTGACGAAGGATATTATTAATATCACATTCGTCTTTGAAATGCTGCTGAGTCAGGGTGGCATCCTCACAATGCAACCCCGACTCATTTGACGCAGCATCTAAGTCGTAGTTATAAGGTGTTCGTAAAAAAATAGCTTTTTTCA